TCTTGGCGGGGGCGACATTGGCGGGTGGGGCGGCCTGCGCCATCAGTTCCTTGAATTGCTCGGGGGTGATCTTGCCAAACTGCAAAGCCTCTGCGAGATCCGCCGCGTTAGGTTGCTTCCTCAAAAGTCCCGCCATAACCGCCGCCTTTCTATTCTAATGTCTGCGCCTCACTCGGGCGGCTGTCGTTTAATGCCTCAAAGCGTAGGCACACACACCGCTGACCGCAAGGAGATAAGTCAAACGCACGCTATGAGCCCCACTTTTGCTGCTCGCAATGCTCGTGTGGCGCGGCGATCCGCAGCCGCGTACAGCCCTTTTTCGCGAGGCACCGGTACTGTTCGCGCTTGAAGCCGCCCAGGAAATGTTCACACCCACCACAGACCGCCTCGCGCGAAAGTATCGCCGTTTCTTCCAGGGGTTTTGGAGTGGCCCGCGGTGCGTGCGGCGGTCGTGCGCCGGATCGGACCGGAGCTGAGTGCGCTTCCGCGGCGAGTTGCGCCATGATCGCCGCGGCACCCGCCTCCGTGCGAGCCACAATCACGACCGGATAACCGCGCGCGCTGGTCACATGACGGATGATGTTCATACCGGTGGTGCCGCCACGAACGGGCAGAGGCTGTCGTTGGCGTCGCCCCAGGCTCCGGCTTCATCCACGCTGCAAAAGGGTCCGCCACCCAGCAGCGTGATCTTGCAGCCGTTGTAATCATAGCCAGGGCGGGGAAAGCCCAGTTCGCCTGGACACTCATACGCGCCGTAGCAAACACCGAAGGCGCTGAACGGATAATCCGGGCAGGGTCCACCGGTTTCCACGGCGATAATGACGCGCTTCTGCTCCTTCACCGTTTCACAACTGGTGTCGCTGAACGCCTGCGCGCAGACCAGGTAGAACACGGCGGGGTTGGGCGCGGGAGTGACAAAGCTTGATGGCGCTTCGGAGTAGGTTTCCTCGCACGTCTGCCCCGCAGTGGAGTAGAGCACCTCGCTGTAGCGGACGATGTAGAGGTTGCCCGCTTCGGCGCCCGTGCCGGCCAGGCAGAAATCGCCAGCCGCTTGCGTCGGTGCGTGCGGGATGATCGTAGGGCCATCTACCAGCACCCATGTGCAAGTGTCCTGATCAAACCGGAAACGCGCGTACCATTGGCATTCCTGCACGCTCTCTGGACAGCAGGTGCCATCGTCCACCGCGGGCAGATCGGGAGCGGTGGGCACATCCGAGGTTTCCGGCAGCGACGCCCACACGGCCGGCGTGCCGTAGGCCCACGCCGAGCAGCCGTCAAGCGCCACGACGAGATTCGCCGCCTGGTCGCACGGGACAGACACAATCGCCGCCGCTTCGGCATCCGGCGCCCACGCGTGCGGCGTCAGCGTGCAGTCCCAAATCCATTTCTGCCGCCACGCATAGCACGCCGCGGCGCAGACGACGGCGTCGGCCAGCGTCTGGAGATAGTCCGCATCGTAGGGATTGGTGTCGCCCCAAATCGAGGCCACCTCGTCATCCGTGCCGGCGCCGTGCGCGCCGCAGGGCAGCGGGTCGCTCTGACAGTCGTTGCTCAATGGAACACCGGATCGGTTTTACTGCACCCCATGTGGCAGTTGGTCTTGTACTTCGGTTGGCCTTCGCCATCGACGCCATCGGATTGGATCACGTCGATCCACTCCCGCGAGCTGATCGCCACGTAGGAGACGGAGCAACCTGCGGGCACATCCTCCGGGGCGGTGATGGGTAATGAGGTAGGCCCCCAAACCGGCGGCGGGCCGGCGCTGACCAGCGTGCCCGGGAGCGCACCCACGAGGACCGGCAGCACCGACGCCGGCGCCATCGTGTGGCGCACGCCGTCCGCATCGTGCCATCCATAAGGCAACGCTTCGCTCAACGACACCGCCAACGCGTAGGGCATCCAATAGGAACCATCCCACGGATCGCCCGCAGCTTCGTCATGCTTTTCGCTCAGAGCCCAATCAGGCCCGACTTCTCCAAAGGTGGTGATGCCCAGCAGTCGCGCCGTGTGCGTACCGGTCGGGCAGCACAGGATTTCAACAAACGCGATGCAACAGGCCCCGCCGCGGAGGGGGCAGTTGAAGATCTGCGGGTTGAAGCATGCGAACGTGGACGCGCCGGCGCCTGTCCACATATCCACGTCGATGCTCTCGCGCAGGGGGAAGCTCATCGGTTACTCCGGTGGCGGGGCCTCGTAGGCGGGGATGTCGTAGGCGTGCGAGATGCCGCCGTCGCAGTAATTGAGCGTCTTGGGCGTGGGAATCCACGCGATGTTGCCGGCGCGGAAGGGCCGGACCAACCGCTGGACGCCGGTGGTGATGTCCTCGTCGGTCGTCGAGGTCAGGGTGACGAGCGCGAGCGGGTAATAGTAATCGTCGTTGGTGTTGGTCGGGATGTCCGCCCAGGAGTCGAAGCGCACCAGCTCCAGCGTCGAGTCGGCCACGGTGGCGTTGCGGGCGAAGTGCGCGCAGATGAAATTGTCGCCCTCCAGCAGCGTGACAGGTTCTGTTTTGGTGGTGTCGTCGGCGACGTCGGCGTCGGTGGTCAGGTCGTCGCCGGCGGCGGGCGTGCCAATCGCGGCCTTGTCCGCTGGCGTGGTGACTTCCACCCAGCCCACGCGCAGTAGGGCGACGTTGTTGTCCGGCGCGCTGGCGGGGTCGGGTCCGAAGTAGGCGAAAGGCAGCGTCAGGGAGTCGCCACCTGCGCCCAGCTCGGGAGGGAGCTGGAAACGGTTGCCGGAGAAACAGCCCATGTCATCTCCGCCGCCGCCGCGGAGCTGCTGGAGTTGCTGCTCCAGCTTGGCGCACATGATTTTCAGCGTGTTGACTTCGGCCAGCACGCGGTCGGGTTCTGTCCGCGGAATATCGTTGGTCGGTGGCATGGTGCGCCTCACGTAAACGGCGTGGCCGAGGCGTCGTCGTTCTCCCAAGCGCCGAAGGCGGTGATGTCCATGTAGGTGCACTCGATATGGCGCCCGCCGTTGATCGAGTTCCAATTCGTGTTCATGTGGGTGACGTCCGCGGGCTTGAGCCAGAGTTGCGCCACCGCCGCGCTCATCGTGTGCAGGATGCCGCACGTTACGGAAATCAGCCGGCGCTTGCGGACGTTGCCCACCATGCCATAGCTGGGGATTTTGGCCTGCCACGTTTTATTGAAGTCGGCCCACTCGTTGGAATTGGCCGAGCCGCCGGTAGGGTAGCGCTTCGAATAATTGCCGCTGTAGAGGCCCGTCGCGGGGTCCAGCCGGTGATCGAAACTATTGTTCATGCCGATGACGAGGGATGCTTTCCGCAAATCGCTGAAAGTCTTGGTTTGATTGCCCCACATCCGCACGGTCGTCGAACCCCACATATCTGCGAAGCTGTAGTCTTCGGTGTCCCACGCCTGCGGCGTCGAGGTGCCCAGCTCCGCCACCCAGCCATTTTCAGCCTGATGCACGCCGCCGGTCTTGATGGCGCCCGTGACTTTGGTGCCCAGCTGCGTGACGAGCCACGCCACAGCGAGCCCGCGCGTGGCATAGCCCTTGTGCTGCTCGGTGACGAGCACTTCGCCATCGTTGCGGGTGGTCAGCGTCAGATCGTCGTCGTACTGCACCAGCACCTGCACGATGCCTGGCGTGTCGGTGACGCCCTTGACGGGGCCGGCGCGGGTGCTGATCTGATACCAAGTGCCGGGATAGGGTTTCTTGCCGGCGCGCGGATTCAACACGCTCAACACGGTCTCGACACTTTCCGTGGAGCTGGGATAGTTGGCGGGGTCGGTGTACTGCTGCGCGTAGAGCAGGCAGCCGAGCTGCTCCAGATCGCTGATACGCTGCCATTGGCGCGTCAGCACCTTGAGGCCAAGCTCGGGCAGGGCGACGTAATTGACGCGGCGCGTCTGCTTGCCGGCGAGCAACCGCTTGGCCTTGCTCCAATCGGTGGACATCAGCCCACTCCGCAGAAATTGGCGAAGGTCAGGTAGTGCGCGGCGGCACGCTTGGCGTCGCGTTCATCCTCGGAGTCGCGCAGATAGAACCGGTGCATGACGTAGGCCTCGCACGCGATCTCCGTCGGCGCATCCCAAGGCCAGTTGCCGCCCAGCGTTAGCGTCGGGACCGCGCCCAGCGCGCCGTTGCCGTCCAGCAGCAGCTCCGGCAGTTTGCTGGCGACCAGATTGACAGCGTCCTGCAGCCGCGCCAGGTAGACGGTGCTGGCCCACTCGGTGGCGTCGGCCCCATCGCCGGTCAGCTGGTCGGTCAGCGCGGTAAGCATCGTTGCAATCGTGGTCGCCATGTTGCTCCTTTCCCGAAACCTCAAGCCAGCGCGTTGAGATCCGCCTGCAACTGCGCCATGTTGAACAGCTCCGGAGAGACGCCCTTGCCGTTCAGTTGGTCGTTAGACAGCACCGCCCAATGCTCATCATAGTATTTCTTGACGAAGGCATCGGTTGCCGTGACGACAGAGCCCCAGGTGCAGGCGTCGTAGCCGCTGGCGTTGCGTCCAAGCAGCGGCATACAGTGACCGCCCTCGATCGGCGAACCCTTGACGACCGTCAGCGGTTTTCCATTCTGGAACTGCGTCTGCATCGACTGCGGCACCATCAGACCAGAGTTGACGCCTCCGAACAGCCACATCGCCTCCTGCATGCTGGAGAGGTCGGTTGTCGGGATATTGATATAGGCGCCGATGGTGTGCAGCTTGCCCTTGGCATCACGAAAGCCGGTCTTCTGCCAATAGCGCAGCACATCCCGCATCTGACAGCCGCGGTCGGTCGCCGGGATTCCCGGCCGATAGCCGCTGACCGACGAGTAGGCCCTGATGGCATCGGCCACGGTAAAGGTCACACCCAAGCCGGCCGAGACGGTCCAGCAGATGGACATATGCATGGGTCCAGCAATGGCGCAATCTCCAAGCTGATCATTACCGAGCATCCCCCACGCCGAGCGCGGAACGCTGCTGGCATGGCCGAACGTTTTCGGGTGCGGCGGCAGCGCCACCTTCGTGCGATAGCTGGCGAACATCAGGTCGGTGGACTTGGCGACGAACGGCAACTTGCCGAGGCAGAGACGTTGTTTATTCTTCATTGTCTTCCTTTTGATGATGGAGGAACGGAGGTTCTTTATTGACCCGCGCCCGTGGTGCTGCTTGTGGAGGTCGTGCTCGGGCCGGCTTGGTTCGCCTGCCCGGGGCCGTGATTGACGTTGATCTGGCCACCGTTGTTGGCCGTATAGTTGGTACTCTGGCTGTTGCCACCGCCGCCGGCACTCATCAGCTTGCTGCCGCCGTAGACCGCGGCGCCCGTGCCAGCGACGGGAAGGACGACGTAATCCCACGCCCAATCCAGCGCCATCTGAATCGGGTGTGAGATCCACGCGGCTTCATTTTTCGAGGTCTTGAGCGGGTCGTCGATAGTCACGCCCTGCTTGGCGAGCGCCAGCCGCTTCTCCGGCGTAATGTCGAGCTGGAGCATATCGGGGTTGCGCTCGTTGATCGTGTAGCCCCGCCGCTGCCATTCCAAGGCCGTCCGACGTTCCGTCATGCCCGTCGCGCAGCCCGAAACCAGCGCCGCGCCGACCATCACTGCCACCATCACCGCGATCTGCATCTGCTTCTTCATCGAGTTCTCCTAGGGGTTTGGACCTTCACACATTGAAATCAGGGTTGAATCTTGGCCGTCGCGCTATGGCTTCTGTCCGAGCCGATGTTGAGCTGGCCGTTGTCGTACTGCACCCGCAAGCCGCACAGCATGGCGGCGATAAACACCACGAGCGTCAGCAGCACGGCGCGAAACGCGCGCTCGCCGGTGATCTCCAAGGGGCCGATCTTGATGCTGGCGCCGGCTTTCTTCGAGGGCAGTCCGCCGTTGTTGAACGCCTTGTAGAGCGGGGCGATCATCTTCAGCGTCAGCGCCGTCGCCTGCCGGTGTACGCCGCACGCTGCAAGCTCTGGCTCCTTGCAGTCGTGCAGCTGGCGGCCCAGGTCTTCGGCCTGTTGCAACACCAGGTCGACCGCTACTTTTTCTTCGCTCATCGTGTTTGTTCCATTCATGGGACAACAACTCCGTTCAGTGTTTCGTATTCTTGAGCACATGAGCGTCCATGGTTCCGCCGGTCGAAGGCACCAGCAACACGGCGTCGCCCACGGTATTTGTGGAGGTAGTCAGGGGCAGAGTGCCCGCCGAGAACCCGCTATTGGTGGCTACGATATTGGAGGAGAACTTGAACACATGCCGGGCGACGTACTCCGTGTTCGTGAAGATTGTCCACGAGCCAGCGTCGGGCGGAGTGGTGGTGTCCAGCCGATAGACTTTCCCCAAATGATACGGGCCTTCGCTGGCGTAGGTTGAGAGCGTGGCACCTTCGTCTGTCGGCAACAGGTGGCTGATGCTAGCAAGGCCGGGGCCGTAGGCATTCCCATCCGGATCATTTACGGTGCCAGCATCAAGGTCCAAATACCAGCCGTCATCCTTCTGATACCTTCCAGCCGAATCACTCCATGGGTAGGCACCTTCCCCGCTCCCCGAGTTGTTCCAGATGAAATACGTATTGGCCGGCGTCAGGCTGCCTGCCGGCGTAGAGGACCCATTCCAGGCAATGCCAAAGCTGCTTGACCAATCACCGGCACCCGTTGGGTTGAAGAACACATTCCCCGAGGCGTCCACGCGCCAGTAGGTATCGCGCACCCAATAATCCCCAGCACGCAGGTAGGCGCCCGCGGCACTTATCCCACTGGGTATATCCAGGTGGGTGATGTTGATGTCGGTGGCATCCGGCCACGTCCCGGTCAGCGTGGTGTTGGAGGAAATGAAGGTGCCATAGTCGTAGCGCGACCGAAGCACGCACGGGTAATCCCCGGCGCCAAGATCGGAAATAATAAAGCCCTCGCTGTTGGTGAAGTCGGTGGCGTCGGTGGCGCTGTGAAATTCATGGAAGCTGAGAGCGGTACCGCTGCCCGTAAGCACCTTGTCGCCCGAATCGAAATATGGACTCACCCAAGGATCGCCGACAGTGGTCGCGTGGAACAGATAGATAAATCCGACGCTTGCATTGATGGCGATGTATTGGCCACCGTCATACCCGTAATTGTGCAGGAAGATAAAATCGCCCCTGTACCACGCATTTCCCGGAGGCCCCGCAAAGATGCCGTTGAAGTCCGGCTCGCTGCTGTTGGCGATGGTAAGGGAGTTGCCGGGGGTATAGATATTCGTCGCGAAGCTGCCCTTGCCGAGCAGACTCACCAGGATGTTGTTGGTCCAAGTGGAAAGGGTGAGGGTATTGGTGATGTTGCCCAACGTATTGAGGTTGTCGCTGAACGCAACCGTACCCAAAGAATTGGTTGCCACAATGGAGGCGAAGGGCTGCGCATCAAGGGCATTGGTTGCGTTGACCGTGTTGGTCAGGATCAAGGCAGCCGGAACATTGGTGACGTAGTTCGTACCGCCACCCCCGCCGCCAGCGGAGGCCGCGTAACTACCATAGCCGGAGCCAACGCCATAGCCAGCGGCGTGGACGCAGCCAGCCACCAGCAGCCACACCGCAAAGATGCGCAGGTACTTCATGGCAGCACCCCATACGTCACTGCATTGGTCGCCGCCGTGCTGCCGATATGGATCGAAGCGATGCCACCCGGGATGTTGTCGATGGTGAACGGCTGGCCCGCCGGAATCGGCAGCGCCTCGCCCGCGGAAATCGCTGCGGCGACGGTGTTCGAGGCCGAGTTGACCGCCACATAGACCGTGCCGGTGCCCAGATTGACAATGCTGACCACGCGCGCAGGGCTGGAGAAGCCTACCGAGACCACCTCATGGCCGAAGCGCAGCTCCTTGCCGGCGAGGTGCGTCGGGTCGAGCGCGCGGGCGGTCAGGCCCAGCACGAGCGCGGCGGCGAGGCCGAGCAGTTGAATTTGCACTGTTTTCATAGTTCTCCTTGTTACACGGTGATATTCGAATTGCCGTAGCGCTGCACCAGCATCGACCGCCGGCAGTAGCCCTTGCCGGCGCGATAGTCGGCCAGCTTGACCGCGGCGCGCTTGGGGTCGGTCCAGTTACGCTTGGGCAGCAGCAGCATCTCCGCCGCGGCCTTGGCGATGACCGGCTCGGCATAGGGCATGATCAGATCGAGGTTGAACTCGGTCGTACCGAACAGCGGAGCCAGCACCATCCGCACGCGGCGCAGCTCGCCACCCTGCGGCGGAGAGGCAAAGCGCACCTTCGGCGTGACGCCATCGACAAACTCGTAGGACTCCTGCGCCAGCTCGGCCGTCGGTTCGCCGTTGTCGTCGAGGTAGAACGCGCCATCGAGGCGCTGCACCTCGGCGGCGGGGGCGGGGTCGCCGAGGACGAGGTCGTACAGACGTTGATTCTGCACGAGCGTCAGGTCGCAGGTCGGACGCCATGCCTCCGCCTCCACGCAGAACGCCCGCCACGCTTGCCGGAGCTGATCCAGCATCAGGTTGAGGGGTGCGCCCGGGACTTCGACCAGCAGGCGCGGCAGGAGGTCGTTGATGGAGGGGGTGGACATGGTTCAGATCCTTACATGGGGGCGGCGGCGACGGCGGCTTCCTGCCCGTCCTTGACCTGCTGGTCGCTGCCCAGCCCGCGGCCTTCGAGGTAGGCGTTTTGGATGCGGTTGCCGCTGCGCAGCGCGGTGTTGAACTCCGCCTCGGTGGCGGTGCTGCCGTCGGGCAGTTTGGTGCCTTCGATCTGCCACATATACTCGCGCACCTTGCGGCCCTGCTTGTAGGCCTGACCGGCGACGGCGACGTATTTGTAGTAGTGGGCATCCTGCGCGAGTTGCAGATAGGGTTCGGGGACGATGACCTCGACGCCGCGCTGGAACTTGAGGGCCTGGCCGGCGCTGATGTTGTTGAGCCACACATCCACGCTCTGGCGGTCGTCGGTGCGCTCCTGGAAGATGACGCGGAAATAGCGGTAGCGCGAGGCGGGGGCGGGTCCAGGCTGCGGTTCACCGCTCGTGGGTGGACGCATGACCATGCGGACGAGGGCAAAGCCTTCGCCGACCGGAACGGGCTGCCAAGCCTCGGTCAGCTTCTGGTCCACGCTGGCGGTGCGGGCGGCTTCTTCGGTGGGGAAGGCCTTGCCGTTCTTGGCAAGGATGATTTGGGGTTCGTCGCTCATATAGCTCCTGATGTATTACGCCTGTATCCGTAGGCACTACGGACGGTGGGCCGGCGGCGGGGCTGTCCCGCCGCCGGCTTTCCGTGACTTAGACGATGTCGTCGTCGCGCTCGACCTCGACGATGCTGAACTCGCTCACCGCGTTGACGTCCGCGGTCTCGGAGATGACGATGCCGTCGGGCAGCGTCTGGCCCACGGGGGCCGCACCGAGCTTGCTGACGCCGTTGGCGCGCTGATTCGCCATCAGCGTCAAGGGCTGCGTGAAGACCGGCGTCTGCACGGCCGCCGCAGAGGTCGCCACGCGCGCGCCACCGGTGAACAGCGAGATGCCGGCGCCGGCACCGAGCAGCGAGCGCGTGCCCGCGGCCACGGTCTTGACGCCTTCCAGCGTCGCGGCGTTGTTGAGCATCCCGCGATGCCATTCCAGCGTCTCGCCGGACACGATGTTGGTGACCCGCACACGGTGCGGTTTGAAACCGAGCGCGAGCGTGACCGCTGCGCCGGTGTTCGAGAGGTAGAAGGAATACTTCATGATCTTTTCCTTTTTGGGGTTTCGTTGGGGTTGGATACCGGAGGCTCTTTCAAGCCTCCGGTGTCGGGTTTACCAATTCGGGTTGGCGGTGACGGCCACTTCGTAGCGCACCAGATGCGGCTGGCAGAGGATGGCGCTGGTGTACCACAGCTTGCTGGACACACTGCCTCGCTGACCGGCCGGATCGCCGCCACGAGCCTGCCCAGGCTTGAGGACGAAGATCTCCGCGGAGTCGTAGCCGTTGAGCTTGACCGTCGCGTAGCAGTCTTTGCCGAACACGATGACCGGATACACGTCGCACTTGCCCGTGCCCGCGGCGCCGTTGGTCAGGTAGGTCGAACCGGACAGACCGGCGGCCACCCACGGCTTGAAATTCGGCGTAGCGATATAGCGGATGCGGCCGAGCGCGCCGAACTCGCCGGGAACGGCCATGCCAGGATTGGCGTAGCTCGTCAGCTTCTGGAAGCCGGTGATGTGCTCCAGGTCCGCAATCACGTCCGTATGGGTAAAGGCGTAGAAACCGCCCGCGACGGCCTGCGTGGCGATGCTGCTGCCCGCGTTGATGATCTTGCTGATCGGCTGCGCGAGGTTGTTGTCCAAGGCGCGGAGGATCTTGAGGAAGTCGCCGTTGGCCGGCGGGCCGTTGACCGTGGCGCGGTTGCTGCTGCCCGCGTTGGCGTACATCGCCTGCGTGCCGCCCACCAGCACGCTGATCGTCACCAGCTCGACGGTCTGCCCGTTGGCCTGACCGAGCGCGTCGGTGCGTTCCTGTAGGATCGGATCCTGATGCGTGTCCTGAATGACATCCGTCAGCTCGACGATATGGATAAACTCTTCCAGCGTCGCCGAGTAGTCGGTGCAGGTGATCTTCTGGCCCGGGGGCGTCATGCCTTCCGCGACGGGGGCCGTGGCGGGCGGAATCGGATCGTAACGCCGCCATTTCCGAATGAGGCCGCTGTTGGACTTCTGGACTTCCGCCTGCCCGAAGCGCGCGCAAACGCACATCGGATAGAAGGCAGCCAGAAGACGACCGACGAGCGCGTACTGCGTCTCGTAACTAATATCGCCGTATCTGTTCATTGCCGTTTGCTCCTGGTGGTTGTTTGGTCGCCGGACTGCCGGCAACCACTTCCATCGCAACCAGACTCAAACGGCCCTTCGTCGCGCTATTTTTTGCGGCACACGCCGCTCAAAAAGTATTCATAGACCGAACACCGTCGTATCCTTCTTACAATGCCGGCAGCGGATGCGGAGCACCGAGCCCCGCCCGACCTGCGCCTCGCACAAGGGCGTGCCGCACCGCTTCATCACACCCGCCTTGCCCGTGTGCTCGACCAGATGCTCGCACCGGATCAGGTCCAGCGGCGGCGTCTCGATCAACCCCGCAGGGGAGGGCTGCCGCGGACTGACTTGGAGGGTGTCGCCCATCTTATTGCCCTGTGACTCCGCGTTGCCCAACATCGAACAGGCGCTGTTTCTCCGCCGCCGTAGGTTCGCGCTGGTTGCCGGCGGGCGCGGCGCCTTGGCGGTTGCGCAGCGTGCCACCATGCAAGGCCGCGGTGCGCTGACGCTGGGCGTCGTTCGTGCTGCGCACCTTCGCCACCGCGGCGGGCATCGCCTCGCCTTTGCTCTCGCGCCACGCCTGCAGCACCTTGTCGAGCTTGCCGGCGTCGTCGGAATCGAAATAGCGCTTCAACACGGGGTCGCCATCGGCAAACGCCTGGATCTCGCCCCACTTGGCGTCATCGGCGTACAGGTCACGGATGTCGGTGTGGCCGGCTTCGTCGAGCGCGCCCATGAGCGTATCGACCTTCGCGGCCGTCTGCTGCTGGTGGAAAGCGTTGATCGTCGGCATGACGGTGTGGCCGAGCTCCCGTGCCAGAAGTTGCGGGACCGCCGCTTGAATCAGCGCCATCATGGATTGCGCGATGGCCGGATAGCCCTGCATGATTTCGCCCACGGTGGACTTGCCTGGCGTCGCGCCCTCGGTGACGCTGGGGTCATCAACGACCACATCCTTGATGCCAGCGAGCAGCTGGGGCAGCGCGGCAAGCGTCTGCGCGATCGCTTCGGCCTGCGGGGCCGGCGCGGCGGTGGCCGCGGCGCTGGCTTCGCGGCGCAGCCGGTCGGCCTCGGCGTCCAGTGCACGCTGGCGTTCGACGGCCTGCTCGGCGGCGGCTTCGGCGTGGATGGCTGCGAGGGTGCTGACGGGTTTGCCGTCGCCCTCGGGCGCGGCATCGCCTTCGGGGGTGGGGGCGGGCTGCGGAGCCGCGGACGGCAATACGCCTTTATCAGTAGGCACTACGGGCGCGACGGCGGGGGCCGCGGCGGCGGGGGCCTGGGCAAGCGTGGCCGCACCCGCCGCGAAGGCGGTCTGTGCGCTGCTGGCTTCTGCTGCATTCAACGGTACGGGGTCCATGTGGTAGCTCCTATGGCTGCTCAGTTGTTTCGGTTCTGCTCAATTCACGCTGTTGCTGACCTTGCAAGCACGGTTGGAGGACACGAGGAAGTTCATGTTTTGCTCCGTTCCTGTTTTACCGTCTTGAGAAATTCGAACACCCACTCCAGCCCCAGCTCCTGCCCGTGGACGCACCGGAAATCCTCCCGGTAGTCGCCCTGCGCCACGACGAGGCACTCGCGCGCGCGCTTCGCCGCCAGCTCCTGCTGCCGCTGGAGGATGGCCGCCAGCAGGGCCTTGCCGCCGCCGGTCTGGTCGAGGCTGACCAGCGCCATCGTGGCCGCAGTGGTCTGCGCCGGCGTCCCGCTGATGTATCGCTTTACGTTCATCAAGCCTCAATCCGTAGGCATCACGCGCCCGCGCGCTGCACCTTCCGCACCTGCAACCGCTCATTCAGCCGCACATACCACGGCTTTTTCGCGTCCGGCGCCTGCGTGCCGAAGTAGCGCGCCGCCATCAAATTCTGCGGGGCGGCTTCTTCCGGCACGTTGTCCAGCATGAAGCGCAGGTCCGCGATCAACCCGCCGGCCATGCGCTCGGGCGCGCCGGTAAAGTCGATGGTGAACATCTTGAGCGTCACGTCCTGGTGGAGCACGTTGTCGGCGTTGCGCTGGTTGGTGTCCATGTCCTTGACGATGCCGGCGAATTGCTTGGCGAGCTCCAGCAGCTCGCGGCGATAGTCGCCGTTCTTCTCGGGCAGGATCTCCATGCCCGTGCGGCCGGTGGCAGGGTCTTGCGCGTAGATCGGGCTGCCCTGCGCGTCGCGCTTGCAGAATTTCAGCGCGGACTGTTCCTTCGCGGCGATGAAATGTTCCATGCCCGCGATGGGTTTGAGCTCGGCGCGCTGGAGCTTCTGCGTATGCACCAGCTCGCGCCGCGCCACTTCGAGGTTGCGACCGCACCAGTATTTGAACTGCCGGACAGCCGTGGCGTCGGCGTGATCAGTGGGCTGTACCGTGGCGGCCAGGCCCAGGCTCTCGCACATCTGCTCCAGATTACCGCGCTGCGTGACTACGTTTCTCATGGTTTCCTTATTTCTCTTCCCTCATGCGGGAAAGTTGATCAGCCCCTGGCTTTGCCCTTGCCCTTGGCCTTCGGTGCGACGACGACCGGCGGCACGACGGGCTTCGCGGCAGGCACGACGGCCTCCGGATGCCCGGGCTTGTCTACGTCGGCCGCGCTTCGGAATTGGCGGGCGCTGCGTTCCAACAGATCGGATTCGATGCTCATGGGGTGTTCCTTTCGAGGGTGGGGGGAGCGGCGGCCGGCTCCGGCGGCGTTGCCGCTGTCGGCGGGGCCGCGCGCTCCTTTTCAAGTTTGGTGACCACTTCGGCACGTTTGAGGACCATGCCCTCGGAGATGGCGGCGGTCTGCGCGTCGGCCCTGCGCGATTCGGCCTGCAGCCGCTGTATCTTCGCCATCGTTTCCTCTTGCGACTTGCCCGCGCCACCACCGCCGCCGCCGGCTGCGCCCTGCGCCTGCATCTGGTCGAGCTGTGCCTGGAGCTGCTGGGCCTCGGCATCCATCTCCTGCGCGGTCTTGAGGATCTGCTGCGGGTCGATGTCGTAGCCCTTGATGATCTCCTTGTAGATCTCGGAGAACCGCGTCATGAGCTTGAGGTCGGGGTCGGACTTCGCCAACGCCATGATGTCGAACAGGCCCTTGAGGCGGACGGTCTTGTTCATGAACGACGTGAAACCCAACGCCTTGACCTTGAAGCTACCCATCGCCGAGGCCAGCGCGGGGTTGAGCATATTGACGCGGTAGAAGCACAGCCCCCATTGTTCGACCATGCGGTCGTAGCGTTGGATGACCATGCCCAAGTATTTGCCCGCCTTGTCGAGCCGCTCGTGCAGCTCGCCCAGCGTCTGCGTCTCGAACGTCTGCTGCCCCTGCTCGATGCGAGGAATCATGCTGGAGAGGTCGCCGAGCTGCATGAACAGCTCGATGATCTTGTAGAGCGGGCCGGTGGTGTCGTCGAGTTTGAGCTGCTGGATGGCTTCGGCGATGCTGCGGCAGTCGGCATCCAGGTCGAGGAAGAGACCGGTTTTCAGCTGCACGAAATCGGTCTGCAGGCTCTCGCGCTTGCCGGCGAGAATGAGCTGGCCGAGCAGCTTGGTGGCTTCCTCCAGCGCCCGCACCGCGCCGTTGAGGACGATCTGCTCCTGCTCGACGTTTTCGGCCACCCCGATGCCGCCGTTGCCGTCGAGGTTCAGCTCCCACACATCGTCAAAATAGGGCCAATCCTCGCGCTCGACATGGACATAGCGCACGACGAGGTTGTCGATGGTGATGGCGTGGATGAACACCTCGTTGCCGGGGGCGTCGGTCTTTTCGTTGGGTTTCGGGGCGGGCGCTTCGGCAGTCGCTTCGGCTTCGTCGGGCTGCGCGGCGCCCGGCGGCTCGATGCCGCATGTTTCCAGCACCTGATCCGTCAGACCGCCCTCGAAATCCAGCGTGGCACTCAGCGGCACACGGCACCAGAACTCGCGGATCTCGGCGGTACGGGTGCGCTCGGCCACCTCGGCGAGTGCCGGCGGCATATTGGAGTTGGGACCGCCCTGCGCGCCCGCGGCGGCTCGCTGCGGCCCTGCCATCCGACCGAGGACGAGGTCGAGCTGTGTGTCGATGTAGAATTGCTGCCCCTTGAGCTGCCGCACTTCGTAGGCGCTGACAAAGTCGCGCTCGATGACGCCCTCGCGTTGCTCCGGCGAGGCCGCTTCCATGTCCCAAAACATCGACCAGACGCTTTTGAACTCCACGCCTGGGGCCGGCTCGGCGCTCTTGACGTGCTGGTAGAGATCCGGCGCAATGCGCTTGAAACCGCTGGTGTTGAGCGTCGTGGTGAACCGTTTGCTCCAGAACATGCCGTACTCGGCGCCGGACAGCAGGCACTTGAGCAGTTGCAGACGGCCGTCGCAGTTCTCCAGCTGGCGGTCAACGACGTTGGTCTGTGCCTCCAGCGCATCCGAGACCGTCGGGTCCAGCCCCTCGACGGCCACGCCGGAACCTTCGGACTGCTGCTTCTGCGTCAGCAGCTTCGCCTGCTGCACATCCTCGGGCATGAACATCAGCGCCAGCCGACCGCCCTGCGTCAGCATGTCGTAGATGATCGTGACCGCGGCGAGACACTTGTTTTTCGTCAGGTCGAAGACGGTCTTGGATTTGCGGCTGTCCCGCTCGCTGGCGGTCCAGGTCTTGGCGTCGAGGGTGGGGTCGCGGGCGAAACTGGCGCGATACCGGTGCCACTTCGGCTCCAGCAGGGCCGCACGGTTGTTGGCATAGCGGTCGAACATGCTCTTGAGGTGCTGTTCGAGCGCGCCCAACGACTGATTTCCGTTCTCCGCCATAAGTTTCACGCTATCGGTGGTCGATGGATTAAGACTTGCCGCAATCCGTAGGCGCGTCTAGCGGAAAAAAAAACGGCGCACCCGAGGGGGCGCGCCGTGGCCGGCGGAAATGATGTTTTGTGCGTGTTTTGCTGGGTTTTCGCGCCGTGGCGGGCGGGGCAGTTATTACAAATCAGAGCGCGCAGGCCCAACCGTAGCGCGGAAATAATGCCCTGCTGCAGCCGCTTGATCGGCAGCGCGGGCCTGCGCTTCGACCGTTGCGCGGGGGTGAACACGGCAGGACGGCAAGGATTAGTTTTGCAGGGTTGGCTACGTCATCTGTCACGAAAAACGCCGCCGACGAGCCGAACCTCTGAAAACCGTTTGCGGGTGAACGTGCCGTGCTTGACGCGCCTGACTTCCAAGCCTACGCTGCGCGAAAGAACTTCGGCGGCAAGAAATGGCTTCGAAAATAATCGCATTTATACTGTTCGTGTTAAGTGTAGTCGGGCTTTTTCTTATAATACTGGCCCCTTACATCGTGCGCGTTGGCTTTGGAATTGAACGGGAACCCAACCACACTTTGTATAACCTGGCACGTATAGGTGCTGTTCTTTTTCTTGTTTGGCTTTGCAGAAATATTTTACGACGCAAATAATTTGAAGTGGGACTGACCCCCGCTTGAATCCTGGCGGGGCTGTCAACCATGACTCATTCATCACGATAAATGATGTCGCCGTGCCGAACCCATATTCAAACTCGTTTCCGCCAAGGCCGCTGCGCGAAACCCATCGCCAACACGCACAGCGCCCACACCGCGGGATCGCGTGCGACATCCTCGCCCGGGTGGCCCTTCCAGATTTGCAGCGCGTCGTAACTGTGGGCGTCCTCGTAGATCTGTATCAGTTCGGTGGCGTAGGCGGTCCAGAACAGCGTCTCCGCTAGGGAATCATCCTGCCACAGCAGCTCGACCAGCCGCGGCTTGGGCAGCAGCATCCCGCACTCTCGCACTCGCTTGCTGTAGAACTCGAACCGCTCCCAATCCTGATGCCAATACAGCCGGTCGAGGCCATAGAGCGCGTGGGCCATGTTCAGCCAGCCGGCGAGCCCACGCGTGTGGATGCGTCCCTCTTCGTCGAGATGGTTCTCGATGGTAATGAACGCGGTCTCTTCCATCACATGGATGATGCCCGTCGCTTGGTTCTGGCAGCCCAGCACCGCATAGCCGCCCACATCGCCGCCACGCTGCGGCGGCGTCGGCCAGCAGATCGCCCCGCGGACGTACATGTCCACGACCTTGCCCGACGGGAACTGGAGGAGCCGCGTGTCCCGCGGCGTCCAGGTGACGGCGCTGGGCCGGCGCTCGCGCAGTTCTTCGGCCGTGGTCAAGTGTCCACCGCGGCGTCATCATCCTCGGGCAGTAGCCCCGCCTTGCGCTTGGCGCGGATCTCGCGCAGCTTGGCGTTGACCAGGTTGCGGATGCGCCGGCACGCCGCGCCGACGCGGTCGCTGGAGGGGTCGCTGAACGGCTGCAACGTGTTGCGTTTTTGTTGCGCGGAGTGTTGCGGTTTTGGGTTCATCTTGTTGCCCTGGTGCTTTCTATGTGCAGCCGGATTCTGTTGCGCTGCGAAATGGGGGAGTGTTGTCATGGTGGTCCTCAAAACATTTTCTTCTTGCCCACCTTCGCCATGCGGGCCGCTGCCGGCGGCGCCGAGGTGTTGTCTTTCAGCACGCGCGCGAGAACGATAAAACTCGTGTCGTCGTAGGCGTGATCTTCCAGCTCGGTGTCCACGTCCTCGGGGTTGTCGAGGTTGTAGACCAGCAGCGGCACGGTGCGCGTGAAGTGCTTGCAGCAGCGGTAGACGACGAGCATGGGCAGCTCGACGGGCTTGCCCTCGGAGTCGCGGCGCACCCGCAGCCGCTGCTTGAGCGCGTCGAGCTTGCGCTTGCGCGAGCCTGGTCCGCAGTCGCCCTGCTCCAGAAAAATCTTCTGCTTGGCGAAGGTTTCGTAGGTGGACGGGCCGATGCCATTGTCGGCGCTGACACGCTTGGCGAAGCAATCCGAGCCGGCCAGCCGGCGCTTGATGCGATCGTGGATGCCGAGCTTCTTCTCGAACGCGACGATGCGCTCCGCGGTTTCCTCGTCGGTCAGGTGTAGCCCCGTATTCGCTTCGGGGCCGCAGCCGTACAGCTCTTGAAAGCGGTACAGCCGCCCGTCCGCGTCCTGCCACCAGTAGCCGCAGGAGAACGGCTTGCCGCTGCCCCAATCGAAGGTCATCAGGATCTCCGCGCCCGCGGGCACCTCGGCGCCGTCGATGATGTGCAGTCCCTCCAGCAGTTCGAACACCTGCCCGCTGAAAATGTCCCAATCGCCGAACCGCCACGCCGACCGGATAGGCTCGGGCAGGCTTTCGAGGAACTTCACATAGCCCGGGTCGATCTGCATCAGCAGTGGGTTGTCGTCGATGGTCGCCGGCACGTACATCATCAGCCGCCCCTCGTCGCCAGGGATGGGATAGGCCACGCAGGGTTTGCGGTCGGACAGCTTGCCGATATGCCAGCGCGCCTTGATCCAACTGTGCCCGATGCCGCCCGGGTTGCAGGTGACAAAGATTTGCGCCGGCAGCTCGCGCACGGTCGTGCGGCACGCCGAAATCAGGTTCAAGTAATCCATCTCGCGCGGGATCTGCTGCAATTCTTCCACGAGCATCTTGTGGTACTCGTGTCCCTGGTACTTGGTGTACGCCTCGCGGTCTTTGAGATGGTTACAGCGCACGATGGCGCCCGAGGGGAACTCGAACACCGCCGGCTTGCCGGTCTTGCGTGGCCGCAGCGGAGCCCACATTCGCGTGGCGCGATCCACCCAATCGGATAGGTCGTCGCTGTTGCGCCGCAGGACCAGCGCACGGTAGGCGGGATGCTCGATGTGCGGCGGCTTGACCAGCCAGGCAATGCCCGTGGTGGTCTTCATGCCCCCGCGCGCCCCGCCATAATTCATTTCGCGCACGCCGCCGACCGACAGCGTGAACTTCTGCTTGCCAGGGAACGCCTGCCAATGAATCTTGAGCGGGTCAGCCATCAGGCTTTACTCCCGCGGCGCCGGGATGTCCGCCGGCAAGACGATGACGCCACCCGTGAACGCCGTGCCATTCGCGCCGGTCAGCTCGTGCCGGTCGGCGAACTTCGCGGGATTTCCGGCGCGCAGCATGATCTCGTGCAGCCGGTCGGAAAACCGCCGCACCGAGCCCACATACTTACCTTGCTGAAAGACCGGTTCGTCCCAGCCCACCATCGCCTTCATGTCTGCGCAGTCCTCGCGCAACTCGTTGCGGCGCTCACTGCCCGTCTTTTTGGCTTCGGTGTAGAGCTGCTCGAAAGCCGTGTTGAATTTCTTGCCGTGGGTGAGTAGCGGTTTGATGTCGCGGGACCAGCTCAACCGCCACCGCGCCGCCGTCGGCGTATAGAAGCCGCCCTCGCTAAGTTCATCGAGGAAGCCGGCGAGGCGGTCGGTCAGTGGCATGTTTTTTGCTACGCGTGCGGGTAGCCGCGCGGGCAGCCACGTGTGCGTGCCCGCCCGCGGCTGCGCGTTGTCGCGCCGGCTTGGGGATTTGCGGGGTCGCCGTTCCGGTTGGACGGCCTTCCGCGCTCGCGCTGCTGGTTTCTTCTTCGTCGTCATCGGAACCTCCACGCTGGTTCTCACACCGACTGCGAAAAAGAATAGTGCCATCTTCCGTAGGCAGCGCAAGCGTAGAAGTCAAAACTACCGACCGCCCGTTTCCATCAGCCCATCATCCCGCACCGGCTCGAAGCTGAACGGCGTCGCATACAGCTGCCGCAGGGTTTCGTCCGCCAGGCTGATCGTCAGCCGCGCGCAGACCGGCGCCGGCTGCTGGCCGGCGCCGAGCATCCCCGTGGGCGCGTACGCCTTGACCAGCTCGAACCGTATCCGCTCCAGCAGTGTCAGCCGCGGCACGCTCGTCTTCCGCTTCGCCTTCGCCGGCGGCGCCAGCAGCGGGTTGACGGAGAAAGTCCCCGGCACACACTCACGCCCCTTGCAGTTGCACGGCTTGACGATGCCCTCGGGGTTGCGATCCTGCGTGTCGCAGTCGGGGAGATGTTTAGCGGGCGTGGCCATGCGCGCTCCCATTCGTCAGCCGGCGCATCCAAAACAGAAACACGGATTCCGCCGACTGCCACGACAGCGGATAGACGATTGACGTATACGGTTGAGCTTGGCACGCCCAGGGCTCGGTTTGCGGTCCCATCAGGTCGCGCTGCTCGGTCATCAGCATCTGGTCATCCACCAGCTTCAACTCCGCCGGCTCGGGACCGGTCAAGCCGAACTTCGCGTAGATCATCGCCTGCAGCATCGCCTCGACCTTCCGATAGCCCACCAGCTCGGGGCTGTATTTAACGGGCCGCGGCAGGTCGATCAGATACGCCTCGCTGGCATCGTGCAGCAGCCCCCACAGGGCCAGATGCGCCGGCATTTCGCCGGCCACGAGAACGGAATGATCCGCCACCGAAATCGGTACGCGGCTCGCCCCGCCGAAGCGGTTGATAATCGCCAGATGGTGCGCGATGTCCTCGATGCAAATATCCTCCGCGTCCGGTTCGAGCGGGTAGAACAGCACGCCGGTGTAGGTCTGGCACCAGGGGGTCATTTTGTAGTTCTTCGTCATAGTTCAACTTTCGTTTTACGGGCTGTTTGGGAGTCCTTGCGCACACTTTTCAAGCTCATGATTCATCAACGCGGCAGGCTTGCGGGCGATCTTGTCGACGATGGCGCGGTGCACCTTCCCCAGCGCCTTCTTGAACCACCACGCCGCTTGCTCCTGCCCGTAGCGGGCTTCCATCAGCCGCAGCTGGCGGCTGTAGGTGTTTTTATCGAACGTCTTGCAGGTCTTGCACAGATCCATCGCCGCGGCGACGAGCTGCTCGTATTCCAATCTCTCAAAAGCTGCTTCATCCTTTTCGTCTTGCGGCCAGAACGGGAACAGCTTGGGATCCACCAGGGCACGCATGGGGCTGCTCCGATCGCTTCCGGCGGCAGAGCCGCCCCTCCCCCCCGTCGAGGCGTCCGCGCCTTCTTTCGAAATCGAAGTTCGAGAGTCGAAGGACTCTTTTTTTCGTCTTTCGTCTTCGATCTCCTCTGCCTCTCCTCTGTGTGACATGTCACGCTCTGCGTGATGTGTCACAATCCCCTCGAAATCGGTCGAAGTCGAGGGGGGGAGGGGCGGCTCTGCCGCCCCTCTGGGGCCGGCGGCCGGCGGAGGAACGGCCGCGAAAAATTCGCGCGGAGATTCTCCCATTCCGCGCCCCCCCTCATCGCCGGCGCTGAGATCCTTGTTACGCAACGCACGGCAACGTCGCTGTCGCGCCGCCTCCATGCTGGGCGCACACTTCTGCTCCTCCGCCCACGAGCTGATGCACAGCTTCTCGCCGCGCACCACCAGCAGCCCCGCCTTGACCAGCGTACGCAGCAACGCACGGTTAGCCTTGCAGCGGTCTTTACGCTCTCCGGCGCCGGGAACGACGTCCACCAACCACTCCGCGGCCGTGCGGATGTTCAGCGCCGCGTCCATGCCAACCCTCATACTGCCGCTGTTATTGGTCGATCCGGCCAAGTTGCACAGCGTCGAATATGCACCGCGCTCCAACAGACCGACGCGGGCATAGCCCCCGTCCGACATCAGATCGTCGTGCCACACCTTATGCCAATGATAGTGCCCGAGGGTCTTGACGCTCATCCCGTGGGCCTCTGCGCTTTCCTATAGTGAACACCCATAACCCTTGCTCCCCTCTTCCAATTCTTCCGCGGGGGCGGATGCCGGACAGCGGCATAGCCGCACCGGCTCCGGTGTCATAATCGGCTCGCGCCGGACACGCAGGGACAGAACCTATGCGCCATTAGACGCAAACCCTGCCCCCTCGCGGTTGAAATCACTTCCCGCGTTTCGGTGTGTTGCAGGTCAGGCACTTCCCATTGCCGCACGCCCCGCCCTTGCCGCACTTCGAGCACGGCTTATCCATATTGATCTCGATGCTGCCGACCGTGCCCGTCACCATGCCCCCGCACGCCGCCGCCACTTCGCCCAGGACGCTGCCCAGCGGCTTGATGCCGTGCTTCTTGAGGTCAGCCAGCACGCTGTTGAGGACCGACAGATGGATCTCCCGCGGCTTGCTGCCGGTCTTAGCCCCGATGACGCCCTTGACCTGTAGCGCGGCGAGGAACATCTCCGCGACCTTGCCGCTACACTTCAAGTGACGCATCAGCGTCTTCTCGGTGGCGCTGCCGGTATCCTGGATGACTTGGCACGCCAGTCCCAGCGCATCCGCGACATCCGCCGGCGTCAGCTGCGCCGACTCGCCAGCCTCGCGGCTCTCTCGCGCGTCGTCGTCCTCTTCGGCCGGTTGATCCTTCTTCCGCCGCAGCCCCTCCGCCGCCAGCAGGTCGTCGGTGCGTGCCTTGGCCGTCTCCGCCGACGCCCACCACTTGATGGATTCCACCATATTCGTCCAGCGCGGGCCGTCATTACGCAGCTCGGCATACGCGCGCAGCAGCGCCGCCAGCGTCTGGTGCAGCGCGATGCCGTCTAGCACCCGCGCCGCCACCTCCGCGCCCTTGTTTGCCCAGCTCGGCGCGTCCTCGGCGTCCACGAGCTTGACGCCGCGGAACGTCCAGGTATCCGGCTCGAAGTCGAACGCGGCCGACTTGCCCGGACCTTCCAGCACCGCCAGCAGCAGGCGGGCTCTGCTGGGTTTGTAGCCCTCGGCCAGCTTCGCGCAGACCTCGGCCAGCTTGTAGTCGCGTCCCGCCTTGAACGTCACCGCCTTCATTTTCCCGCTATCAGTAGGACGGACCAGCACCATGCCGCCGATCTCGAACCCGAGCTGCACCACCAGCGTGCCGTTGTCGCCCGTGCGCCAGCGGCCCTCTTGCTGCTGCCCCGTCCACATCAGATAGAGCAGGAAGTCGCGCAGGTAGTCGTCCGCCACCAGCTCGCCGGAGTTGCCCGTGGCGAAGTCGGCGTAGTGCCACTCCCGCACCTGCTCGCCGAGCAGCCCCGCGGCCGTCACGGGATTGACCACCAGATGCAGGCCCGCGGAGCACGCCCGCAGCGTGTCCTGGTTGACATCGCTGACCGCCGTGGTCAGCCCCAGCTCGACCAGCCCGCGCTTGATCCAAGCCAGCTCCAGCGCGGCATAGCTCAGTTGCGCCTCGTCGCGTAGCATTTCCGAGATGTTCTGCTTGGACGCCTTGGCCTCCTTGCGCGTCATCCGGCTGCCGGTGTCCTTTTCCTTATCCTCCGCCGCCTGCGCCAGCTCCGTCGCCAGCAGACTCGGCGGCACCTTCTTCGAGGCCGCGACGAGCTGCAGCAGCTCCACGCCCGCCCCTTCGCACAGCTGGGCCGTGTCGCCCGTCGCGTCCTGCCTGGCGTGCCGCCACGCCGCCCAGCCCATCACGACAGGCAGCGGATCAGGCTTCCGGTCCAGATCGGCGAGCTTGGGCAGCAGGGCCTTCTCCCGCTCCCAGCCCTCGCTGCCCACCTGCACCACGCGGAACGCCAGCGTTTTGTTTTTGAAGCCCATAGCGGTCACGCCTTCTTAGCGACCGGCGGCGGCGGCGGGTTGATAATGGCGGCGAGATCCTCGGATGCGGACGCTTTACCGCACAGTTCTACAATCAGGTTTTGCAGCACGCGCGCCACCTGCCGCACCATCGAGTACAGCTCCTTGTGCGACGCGAAATCCTTGTAATATGACACGGCGGTCAGCCCCGGCTGCAACTGCATCGGTGTCCTGCCTTCCGTCGGCAGTAGGGGCTGCACCGTCACCGGCGCCGGACTCGCCGCAGAGACCGCCGCGACCTTCGCCGCGAGCTTCGACGCGAGCTTGGCTTGCTGGGCCTTTTCCGCATCCTGTTTGCGTTCGTCGGCGATCATCTTCAGCCGATGATCGACACAGGCGCTCGACAGATCGGGCATATCCATATACTCAGGAGTGCGCAGCAGCGTCGTCAACTGATCCACCGTGAGCAGTTTCAGATCTTTCAACGGAAACTCCTGCAAAATCGTAATGAGCTTATGACTCTGCAAGCCATTCAACCGACCAAACTTCTTCCGCGGATCGCCAATCATGTTCATCATCTTCATTCCTCTGTTTGTTTGTTGACCGTCATACCACCAACGCCATCACCTGCGTGCAGCGCCGTGCTGCCACTTCACATTGATCTTCGCGCATCTCGATGCCGATCGCGTGCCGCCCGCTGCTCTTGGCGACCGCCAGCACCGTCCCGCTGCCGCACATTGGATCCAAGACCGTCCCGCCCGGGCGCACCGCATACTCGACCAGCGGGCGGATGATGCCCTCCGGCTTGGCGGTTTCGTTCTCGCCGACGCTGTGGCCGTTCTTGCAGAACAGCACCGACCGCATCAGCCGCGGCCCGCCCTCGGCCACGCTGTAATCCCCTTCCTTAGAGAGTTGCCCCCAATGCGCCGGCTTCTGCTGCCGGCGGATGGTGCGTTTCTGCGCGTCGTGCGTCACCTGCGCCTTGTGGTAGAGCGACGACCACAGCCCGCGGTAGACATGGATGATGCTCTCGTGGACGCAGCGGAACCGGTCGTTGTGCAGCCCGCTGCCGTTCTGTTTCTCCCACACGAGGTCTTGCGCCAGCTTCCAGCCCTGGAACTCGTGCGCGTGGTTCATCCACACCCGCAGCGTGCCGAAGACGAACATCTGTGGCACCGCCGCCAGCATCCAGCTTGGCCAGTTCGCCGGCCACCGGTCCCACGCCAGCCGCGTCGAACCGTAAGGGGGATCGACCACCGCGGCGTCCGCCCGCGGCAGCTCGGCGAAGTCCTCCAGCCGTGCATGGAAGAGCGTGACATACTGGTCTTGATAGTAGGGTTTCATCATGCCCAGCAGATCACGACCCCACCGCCTTCGCGGGGTCCACCTTGCCCGCCGTCGCGAACACTCCGGCGCGGAACCCTTCGCACAGTGGTTGCCATTTACCGCCCCCGCTTCTTTTCTTCGAGCAACGCGTCGATCCGCATCTTGGCCGCCTCGGCCAGCAGCAGATCCTTGTCGAGATTGCCCCAATGCACACGCAACTGCGCCGCGTCGATGTAGTTCTGCAGCCGCTGCGACCGCGGCAGCTTGGACAACCCCTCTTCACCGATGTTGTGCAGGTACCGCAGCTCGTCCTTGGTCCCGTGCGTTAGCTTCTGTTCTTGCTCGTTCATCAGCGCCTCCTTGTTCTTGCTCCGCGATGTTTTACCAATCTGCCGTATTCCGTAGGCATATCATGCTTGGAGGTTAACCCCTGCTTGATGACGGCCGTGACCATCGGACGGCTCTGGCGATAGTATTCACGGTGCGCCGCCTTGATTCGCTCCAGCGGTCGTTGTTGCATCCGCCGCGCGAAAATACCCGCGCTAGCTGCCAGCGAAATCCCGTACAGACACCATCCCGCCGCCGCTTGCCAGTGATCTGCTGTCATGCCGGCTCCTCGGGTTTAAACCGCAACGTTGTCACCATGAACCAATCCTCGTTACGACCGTTCTGCGCCAAGGCATAGAGACCGGTGAGCCGGAGCACGGTGCCATAAACGGGCTTGGTGCAGCGCTTACCCATGGAATCAACCGGCAGTGCGACGCGGTCGCCCACTGCCAGCGTGTGCGGTTGCGGCTTCATCGTTTGGCCTTCGCCCGTTTCGTCAACTCGCGGTCAGCCTGCTGGCCGAGCTTTGAGATGCTTTTGAGGTAGCCGAAGTAGCCGAGAATGTCGGTCCAGCCCGCCTCCCCGAACTTCGTCGCCCGCCGCACCGCCGCGGCCGTGGGCCTCTTCTTGCGGCTCATACGTACACTGCCTCGACGGCGGGCACCGCGGCGGGCGTCGCTTGCGGGGTGGGCAGGAGCTGGGTGCAGGACACCTGGCATCGCACGCGGTCGAAACCTACCCGTATCAACCGCCGTGCGTGCGCCGTGCCATATGCCACGTGGAACAATCCATCCGGCGCCGCGGCGATGGAACATGGCTCCAGCCGCATCTCCATCCGGCCAGAGTTTTCGCGGATGCAACCGGAAATGTCCGCGCCAGCGTGCAGACAGAGGGCGAAGATTTGGTTGGTGAACAAGCACTTGACGGGATGAGCGAAACTGGCCTCAATCAATTCCTCCCACCGCACCTTGAACATCTCCAGCAGCATCGCGCGGGAGAGCAGCGCGCCGGCCAGCTTGGTCGCATCCTCCGCCGGGATCGAACCCCACACGGTAATCAACGCTCTATCTACTTGGTCGCTCATACGGCAACTTCCTTTCCGCGTTTGGTGTTCAGCACTGCCCCTGCGTGGTCCGCAGCGCGATGTAACGGTTCACGGTCTCACGACTAACCCGCACGTTGCCGCGGATCTTGGTCGAGGACATCGCCGGCGGCGTCCCCTGGAGTTCGCGCCAGATGGTCTTTTCGCTCACGCGCAGTTCGACGGCCACTTCCGGTATCGAAAGCATTTTCATGGTCGTCGATTCATCCCACGAGCACCGTGGTCCCGCGGAACTTGCGCTTGCTGCGGCAGCGCTGGTGCAGCATCTCTTGCACGAGGCTGCTGATGGTTCTGCCGGAGTCTAGGGCCTCACGGTCGAGGCGGTGCCGCACAAAGCCGCTGATGCGGAGGTGTAGATTTTGGGTTTTGTTCGGCACCTTGTTCGGTCGGTCGAGTGTGTTTGACATGCGTGCATCTCTATTCTGTGGCACAGCATGACTCAATAATAAACTGTCATACACTCGAAAATAAACCCGAATCATATTGCTTGTCATGCAGTGTGTGATACATTGTGACGCACTCATGGAAAGCGACAAGGGAACAGGATGAAAAAGGGACGCCGAATTAAGCCCGCTCTTACGTTCACCCTCTCTACAGAGGTCGTCAGGTGGATTGACGCAGAACGCGCCGGCCTCGGGCTGGACCGCTCGCCATTCGTCAATATGGAATTGACCAAGATGATGCTGGAGAGGGAAGCCGCGGCGAAAAAAGGTACGAGGAGATGAACATGAAAAAGCGAAAGGTTGCAACTGATGCCGTTCGCGGCCGTCCGGTTAAGGGTTACTTCTATCGCCGCTACGATGTCAGGGGCGTGACCAAGCACGCCGCCATCGACGCGCCCGCGCACGCCGACAAAGAGATCTGGTACTGCGTGCAGCTCCGCGGCTGGCGCCGCTCGATCAACCTGCACACCGTTAGCGTTGCCATCGCCCGCCGGCGTGCCCGCTTCGCCGGCCGCATCATCAAACTCACCGACGAGGAGAAGTTCCTGACCAACCTAGTCCGCCTCGGCCACGCCGCCGAACAGCGCCGCCAGCGCCTGATCGCCGCGCGCACCGAAGACGCGGCCAAACCCGCCCGCCGGAAAGGCGGCCACCGTGATTAGGAATCTACCCAGCGGCAAATGGCAGGCTGATTTCGCCGTCACAGGTCTGCGCCGGCAGCGCGCAAACTTCGATACGCCGGAGCAGGCGAAAGATTGGCTGCGCATCCGCCGTATCGAGGCCGAGAGCCGCGTCCCTGTGCGTCTCTTCACCGAGCGCGACCGGCTCGACGCCACCGAAGCCGTCGAGATGCTACCGAAGGGTGTCCGTCTCGTGGACGCCGCCAAGTTCTATTGCCTGCATCACGTTCAAAAAGGCCAGCTCCTGCAAACGGCGTGGGAGGAATTTCTGAAAGATCGACAGGCCGCGGGACTCCGCGAAGCCTCGCTAGCGGCGCTGCGTTGTTCCGTGCTGCATCACATGATCGAGAAACTGCCCGGGCGCAAGCTGGAAGAGATTACCGTGGCCGCGCTGCGCGAGCTGCTGGTGGATGGCAGGGTGGGGCCGGTCGCCCGCAACAACCGCCGCCGCGGGTGGGTGACGTTCTTCGAGTTCTGCATCAAGAGCGGCTGGCTGCTGGAGAATCCAGCGAAAGCGATCACCAAGGCCCGCACCGACGACGAAGAACCGGAGATCTTCACGCCCATCGAGGCCCACGCGTGGCTGAACCACATCGCCCAGCATCGTCCGGAATTGTTAGTCTTCTATGGAGCGGGCTTCTTCGGTGGTATCCGCACGGCGGAACTGGAACGATTGACCTGGGCAGACTTCCGCGAAGAAATCACGATACCCGCCCGCATAGCCAAGAAGCGCAGCACGCGCATAATTCCGATCCTGCCGCCCCTGCGGAACATCTTGGACCATTGCCCGCGGGGCGCAGCCGACGAACTCATCGCGCCTGTGAAGACGAAAGCCCGCCTTGCATGGACGACCAAGCAGGGGGATCTGGACGACGCCAAACTGCCGGCTTGGAAATCGAACGTGATGCGGCATAGCTTCATCAGTTATCGCGTGGCTGCCATTCAAGATGTTGGGAAAGTCGCGTTCGAAGCCGGGACCAGCCCCACGATGATTTTCAAACATTATCGCTCGCTCGTGAAGCCGGCGGATGCCGAACTCTATTTCGGATTCCGCCTCCAGTGACAATTGATTTGTCACTACCTAGCGTAACTATCTATCCTGCAACAAGGACAGTTTAAGCTCCGAAGCCACACTCGTGAGAATGCGGAGTCGTCAAGACAGGCCGCGTTCTCACGAACGCGGCTACACAGCAGAGCGGACTGTTCGCCGCATAAACTCACGCAACCACCGTCGTGCGGCTTGCCGTGCTCCGCCGCCGCGTGCTAGAACGCCGCCATGAAATTCACTGCGTGCATCTGCTTTGCGGCCGGGCTGCTGTCCGGCATCCTGCGGGCCGCACCGGCCACCCATACCGAATTCAAGCCGGGCGAAATCTGGACCGACACCAGCGGCGCGCCGATCAACGCACACGGCGGCGGTCTGCTCTATCACGACCAGACCTATTATTGGTATGGCGAGATCAAGACCGGACAGACCTGGTCGCCGAAGTCCAACGAGGGCTGGGGCGGCACGCGCGTGGAAATGATCGGGATCTCCTGCTATTCGTCCAAGGACCTGCTCAACTGGAAGAGCGAAGGCAACGTGCTGCCCGCGGTGCAGGATGATCCACAGCACGAGTTGCACAAGAGCAAGGTCGTCGAGCGCCCGAAGGTGCTCTTCAACAAGGCGACGAAAAAGTTCGTCATGTGGCTGCATATTGATTCCGAGGACTATCAGCTCGCGCATGCCGGCGTCGCGGTCAGCGACAAACCCACCGGCCCGTTCCGCTACCTCGGCAGCTGCCGGCCCGACGGTGCGATGAGCCGCGACATGACCGTGTTCCAGGATGACGACGGCAAGGCCTACCTCTTCCACGCGTCGGAAGACAACAAGACGATGCACATCGCGCTGCTGAGCGACGACTACCTGAAGCCGTCCGGGAAATTTGCGCGCGTGTTCGAGGGGCGCTCGATGGAGGCGCCCGCGGTGTTCAAGCACCAAGGGCGTTATTACCTGATGGCCTCGGACTGCACGGGCTGGGCGCCGAACGCGGCGCGCTCGGCGGTGGCGGACTCGATCTGGGGTCCGTGGCGGGAACTGGGCAACCCGTGCCGCGGCCCGGACGCCGTGCTGACCTTCCACGGCCAGAGCGCCTGCATCCTGCCTGTCGCCGGCCAGCCCGGCACGTTCATCTTCATCGGCGACCGGTGGAAACAGTTCGACCTCCCCGACTCGCGCTACCTCTGGTTGCCCGTGCAGCTGACCGCCGCCGGCTTCGAAGTGCCGTGGCGCGACAGCTGGCGGCTGGAGAAAAAGGCGAACATCGAGCACTGAACATCCAACATCGAACACCGAATTCAGAAATCCGAAGGGCTGGTAGGGCGGGCGCGCCGCGCCCGCCGGTCACCACCCAATACGCTGGACACATCCCCGGCGCTCGCGGCGCGCGCGCCCTAGTGCGCCCGTGAGGGTGCTATGGCAGGGAGGTGTAAGTCCTCCCCCGACCGGTTCGCTGACCGGGCGGTAGTGGAACGTAACTGCGTCCGTGCAAACGGAGGTGGAGAGCAACGGGAAGCGAACGTGTCGTCCGCACGCTAAGAAACTCGATACGGCCAGACGCT